TAATTGCCATCTGCTCCTTCAACTTTGAGCTTTTCGGCAGCATACTGTTCAAGTGGTATATTCCATTTCTGTGCAAGCCTAACATCTTCTCTTGATAGTTTGACTTTACCAGCACTGGATGGGGAGGAGCGTGAACTCCCCGATACTACTTGAGCAGGTGTTGACGACATTTCCTGCACACGTTCTTTAGTTTCCTCAGTATTCTGAGAAAACGCTTTATTAATTCTGTTATCAATCTCCTCATAAAAATCATTATCAGAAGGATTAAAACCTTCTTCTTTTAATTCTGCATCTATAGCTAATGCAGCAGCAGTTTTAATATTGTCCTGTCCAAACCAACTATTTCTTGAAGCCCATTCCTCGGCTCTAGGATCAGTAGTTGGTTGAGGAGGAGGAGGTCTATATTGAGGCTGTACTGGAGCAACTTCTTCTACTTCTTCATAATCTAGTTTAGCAGAAGATACTGCCTTCAGATCAGCCTGTGCCTCATTCAACATTTCCTGCGCTTTTAAAAGTTTCTCTTTTTCTCCTTCTTCAAAAGCTTCCATATAAACTGTTCTGGCAAGCTCCATTTTATCAGTTAATTGTTTCTCAGAAGCATCAAGACTTAATTTATTAACTTGATGTACTTCATTATCTTTCGTTCTGAGGCTACCTGATAGTGCCTCATTTTTTTGGATGAGAGCATTAATTTGCTGATCACGTTCTCTGCGTTGTCGAATAAGTTGTGCTATTCTTTTTTCAGCATTAGTATCTCTTTTACCTTCTTCACTTTTAGTTTCTTGTACTTCTTCTTCTTCTTTTTCAATTTCTATTTCAATTTTCTGCTCTTCATTCGGAGCTTCTATATCACTCCATTCTTCTTTCTCACTCATTTTGTCCTCCGCTGGTTACGAGTTCAACGATTTAACGTATATTATATTATATCATATTATTAATGATTTCCCAAATTAAATGTAGGATCTAGATCTTTTGGATCTCCTACTCTCATATTAATCTGGTCATCAAATAATAAAATCATTCTAACTCCTTTATAAAAGAGTTTAGTTCCTGCATGTTTTCCGTAACATACATGATCTCCTACTGCACACCACGCACCAGCAGGAAACTTATCTTTATCCAGATATGCCAGATCTCCCAGAGACAATACCTTACCTACTGTCGTAAGATAAGACATATCTTCTTTAGTTGAATCTGGTAGAAGGATGCCGCCCTTCGTTTGACTCTTCACAGATACTGGACGTACCAAGACATGAAATCCGGGTAGTTCTGGTAATACTTCCGGGTCTTCTATTTCCTTTGGATCACTAATCCATAAATCGTTTTTGATGGCTTTACCCATTTGTACTTGTTGCATTTTACTCCTCGTCTTCTGCGTAAGTTCGCTTTTTAATAATATCAGTGAGATTACCTCTGGCCCAAGTTAAACCTTGTATTGAACCTACAAGCTGTCTATAATGAGCATAATCTTCAGCAGCCCCACCACTAATTGTTAATCTGAGTTTCTGAATTTCTTCATTAAACTCTTGAATGACCTCATCCCAAACTTCCATCAGTTAAGTTTTCTTACCTTTTATAGGATTTGGAAATTGCCATTTACCGTAATCCCATTCATCCAGAGCAGCAGTTGACTCCCACTGACCTATTGCTTTAGCTTTGAAGGGATCTCCGTAAGTTACTGGTTTTTCAGATTTTGTTTTATCATAAGTAATATAACCTTTACCTTTCGTCATTTGTTTTATCTTTATTGTCATTCCTACTCTCCTTATTTCTTGGATTGGTTGATTGCTAATTTAACTAAGGCTTCTAAACCTTTCATATCTAAATCTTTCTCATCTCTATTACTTTGTTCTATTAAATCTTTCATTAACTTTTCTTTAGCATTTTCTATCTCCATTATCTTAATATCTTTTTTAGTTTCATTATCTAAAGAAGTTTTCTCACGTTTAATATTATCGGATGCTCCTGCCTTGAGCATGTCTATAATCTGTTCATTCTCATCCAGTTCTAATTTTTTATTCTGTAACTCCATCTCAGCAGCTTGAACCATAGTATCAGATTTAATTTTCTCTTTTTGTAATTCTACTTTAGCTTGTTCCAGAGCTACCAATTGCTGTTCTGGAGATTGAGCTTTCCCTAACGCCTGATTAGCATTCATAACTTCTTGGGCAGCTTTGCTCATTGCCATCTCTATTACCGAAGGATCTTGAGATTGTTCTGGTGGCATTTGCTTTAACATTCCTTCTGCAATACCATTCATCTGTTCTTGGTATTTCATTACGGAATGTTCTTGTATGTTAGATTCCAGAACAGGACGTATCCTCTGCATAATAGGATTAGCTCCATTGGCAGGATCTTGCAGGTAAGCCATTTTTACCTGAACATGAGCATCATGATTTTGCCCCGGAAAGGCAGATATAGGTATTCCCTTTGTAGCGGCCATAATATCTGATACAGGATCAAGAGGTTTAGGTTCTAGTTTTAAAGGAAGTATTTCTTCCAGATTAGGCATATTGGCTGCATGAAGTATTGTTCTATTGAGTGCTTCCAGATTAAACATACCGGGAGGAGATTGCTGTGCCATCTGAAGAGCCATATTAGCAAGCATCATGCGGTGAGCATTACTAGGTATGTTAGGATCAGAGACAGGAATTATATCTACTCTTCCATCAAAATCATTTTTAAATATATTACGATCTTCATTAGGGACATCATAAGGATATTCATTAGGTAGATAATCATAATCTATCTTTGCAAGAATCCTAAATTCATCTTTCTGTGATTTGTGTAATCGTTTATGTACCGCCGAAAAGAACTTACTACTAGCTTCGAGAAGAGCCATCGTAGTACCAACGGGTCCATAGGAGGCAGCATCAGAGATAACCTGCTCTGTGTTGTCAGCAAACTTCTGACCAGTAGAAGCTATGAACTGGAGCATCTGGAATAGAGTTTGGGAAGGCTCTTTATAGGGGAGAGGAATAATAGCCTTTGATAAATCCATTCCAGTTGCATCTACCTCCTTGAACTCACCGGGAGAAATAGGTTCATTGTCACCAACAATCCTAAGTCCCTTGGCCTTGAAACCCCCTTGAAGATTAGAGAACTGACCTGCATCTATGAGGGATCTCATTGCAGCAGTTGCACTCATCGTTAAGTTTCCAAGGAAATGTATCAAGCCCAATCCGTAAAAACCAAAACCGGGAACAAACCTGTAATGGACGAAGTGACTTCGCTTTTCCATATTGGGATCGTCTGGTTCGTAGTTCCTACGAATACTGAGTACTTGTCTTGTCTGTTCTTCAACAGTTACAATATAGGGGAGTGATTGATCTTTATTTTCAATATCTAAATAACAGTGTTGTTCCAGTAAAACATACTGAGGATCATTATCAGCAGAGGGAGACAATCCCAAGATAGTATCCATTTTTTGAGTAAGAGATGTTATATTAGTCTGATTAGGAGTGGGAAGTTCTATATCTTTATAGACACCAGCCAGAATATCTTTCTGTATTTCTACAGGACTTCTGTAAATTACATGTGTATAACGATCCGCATTCCTAAGATCAGTCGCATAATAAGATATGTAGAACTGATCTATAGGAATAAATTCTGAGACAGGACGATTAAGGGTAGAACTATAGTATATCTTCTTGAATGCAGAGCCTATCAGAGGAAGATGGAAAAGCATTCTTTCAAACTCATCGAAGTATTCAGGCATCTGTTCAGTTAATTGATAGTTCATAAAGTTCTGGACACGATTAGCTTGCATCTGCTTCTCAGGAGTTACCTTTCCCAAGACATTAGCTTTTACAGGACCGGAGCTAGGGAAGAGTTCTCCAGAAGCCTTAGACTGAAACTTAACGGCTGACTCAATTAACAAGGGGTGTACGGCTGTACAGGCTCCTTCAAAGGGTTCTGATCCCGGCTCAAGCTTTAAACCTAACAGATCAAAGCCTCGTTCAAACATAGACTCCCACTCACCTCTAGAATCCTTATCAGCCTGAAGATTTGATATAACATCAGTAGATATGTTAACTAAAGTCTGCTCATCTAGGGTATCTGTAATATCACTATACCATTCAGAAACATCCTCAGAAGGTTCCATAGATACTTCTTCTTCTTCACTTGCAAAATCTACAACTACTCCACCATCATTCTCAAC